GAGAATTTTATAACGGGAGGTCCAACCGGTTTAGATGCTACTGCTCACCCCTATATCAACCTGGCTGCGCTCCCTGCTAATGGTACTCTGTGGGACTACTTCGGTGCTCCTACTACTGACTGTGCGAGCGGGTTTGTTTCTACGAATATGAATGCGCTGCCGTTTCGTGCTTATGCGATGATTTGGAATGAATTCTACAGGGACCAGGATCTACAAACGGCGCTTACGGTGTCTACTGGTGACGGTGCTGATTCAACGACTAGTACGACAATGCAAAATGTGTGTTGGGAAAAGGATTATCTGACGAGCTCGCGTCCCTGGGAGCAAAAAGGTCCTGCTGTTACTCTTCCGCTCGGTACTCAAGCCCCTGTAGTTGGTATTGGTGTTGCTTCTGCTGTGCCTACGTCGGCGTCTAACGTGGCGTGGGAAACTGGTGCTGCTGGGTCTACGACTTATCCGTGGTCGTGGATTTCAAACACTCAATCGGTCTATGTCAAAGGTCAGATTTCTGGCAATCCGTCGTCTTCAAATACGCCGCAGATCTATGCGAACCTTGCTGCTGCTACAGGGATCGACATCAATGTTGTTCGGCACGCTTTCGCTATGCAACGTTTCCAAGAGGCTCGCGCTCGTTATGGCAGCAGGTATGTTGAATACTTGCGGTATCTTGGGATCAGGTCGAGTGACGCGAGATTACAACGACCAGAGTATTGCGGTGGAGGTAAACAGGTCATCCAGTTCTCTGAAGTTATGCAGACAGGTGTTACATCGTCTGGTACGGGCGGAGGCGCGGGCGGCGTTGGACAGTACGGCGGGCACGGTATCACTGCGGTGCGGTCTAATCGGTACAGAAGGTTTTTCGAAGAACACGGACTGGTGATGACGCTGATGAGCGTTCGTCCTAAGACTATGTATTCTCAGCGTGTGCAGCGTGCCTGGCTTCGCGGACAGACCTACGGTGGTATGGTAGGTACAAAAGAAGATTATTGGCAACGAGAGCTTCAACACATCGGTCAACAGCAGATCAACAATTCAGAAGCTGACGCGTCGGCTGGGAATAGCGGCACGTTTGGTTTTCAGGACCGCTATGATGAGTACAGGAGAATGGAGTCTTCTGTTGCTGGCAATTTCCGTCACAGCACTATGGATATATGGCATCTATCGCGGGAATTTGCGTCCGCTCCTGCTCTTAACAGTACTTTCGTGGGCTGCGTTCCTTCTACTCGCATCTTTGCTGATACGGCTAACGACAACCTTTATGTAATGTGTAACCATTCTATCCAGGCTCGAAGGCTGCTGACGCAAGTTGGCACGTCGATGACATTCTGACAGAGGTATCCATTTGTCGTCTGGCATCTCTTATTTCCGCGGTTCGCTACAGCGCCCCTGTTAGGCGCGCTCACCGCGGGTTAAGAGGGGGGTAGTAGGGGGGAGGAAGTATTAACAAACTCTTAAGGGTATCAAAATGGAACGGGACTTATCCACAGATAAAACACCTCCAGTAGCAGTGGGGTCTAAGGTTCAGCGTCAGCCGCGTGGTCGTCCTTATTCAGGTGGTCAAGGTCAAGGTGTCGGTGTTGACTACAGGGATGATGGTATGCCCCATAAAGAGGTCGAAGAGCCAGAACAGGTTTATTCTGAGCTTACGCCTGACGGCAAAAAGGAGATTCCCGATAGCGTTCCGATGGAGCCGCCACTGGGTTATTCGTCGTCGCCGTCTCTTGCGGAGTATGTGCAACGTCATATCCATCAAACTGTGCAAGCGATGTCTGAGCTGGCCCACCAGGATGAGTTTGAGAGTGAAGAAGAGGCCAATGATTTCGATATAGAAGATGATCCGATCGATCAGCTCACGCCATATGAGGCTGTATTTCTACCTCAACCTCCGCGACCTGCCCCAACGTCCTCGGAGGGAAGGGGGGCGGGGGAGGGAGGCGAGCAGGTGGCTTCACAAACACAGCCACCCGCGCAGCCGCCCGCCCCCGCCCAATCAAATCCGAACGATAAAGCTTGAATAAAATTTTTTCCCCGCCGAGCCCCCCTGGGGCGTAGGCGGGGGTACTTGCCCCCCGCCGACGGGCAAGGGGGGCGAGGCAGAGTGGGGGTCAGGGCCACGGGGCCTTGCTTTCTTTCTTTCTTTCTTGTCCGAATTCGGCGTTAGCGCACGGATGAAAAGAGCCCCTGGTGCCCTGTTAATAGTCCACCATGACTGAGGCTAACAACAATGCCGAGATTTAAAGATGAAATGGATTTCCCAGACCCACTGTTAGGCGTGGGTCGGCCTTTATCTAACGAAGTTGTTCGGAATCCAAAAATAAGCCGTAGGCTTGTAAATGAACCAGAAGCTGGTTCACTCCGGCAATTTGATATTGCTGGATCTGTACAGGCCAATCGCCTTCCGTCGCTTAAAGATCCGAAGGTGTCCGAACGGGACGAAAGTGTGGAAGACGATACGTTTACGGATATCGCCCGTCCATCTGACGGCCGTCGGACAATGGATAAGCGCTCCAAGGCGTGGCCGTCCACTGTGTGGGGCAATAATGCCCAGACTGATGTAAATAATCGCTGGGTGCCCGTTTTTAGGGCGCCTGGCCTAGTTCTACCGTGCATCGAGCGCCAGGTGCGTCGTGAGGTTCTGTTTGCGCGCCGCCGCGCAGGGCGCGGCGGCGCGAAGTTCCCTCGCCGCAAGCGACCTGGTCCGTGGTCGTCCATGTGCTGACATACACATTACTTGATAAGTGTATGTCTAGGTGACAGGTGGTTTCCGTTGCTAATTTGGTTGAAGCGCGCATCCTGTGTGGATGTGGGATTTCCTAGGTGGTGCAGTTGGTGCTTTAGGCTCGATTTATGGTGCCAACGTTGCTGCGGATACTGCTCAAAAAAATATGGAGATGCAGCAGCAGATAAATGCCACCAATATTGCAGAACAAGAGAAGTTTGCTCAGACAGGTATTCAGTGGAAGGTTGCAGACGCTAAGGCTGCTGGTATCAATCCCTTGGCTGCTCTTGGTGCTAGTACTTCTTCGTTTTCTAACGTAGTTGCTCCTCAAAATGACAGCGGCGCCGCTATTGCCCAGGCTTACGGTAAGGCTGGTCAGTCGCTGGGTGGTGCGCTGTCTCGCATTCAGACACAGGAACAGCGGGATACTGCCGCCGCTAATACTGCTTTAGATTTGCAGAATAAGCAGCTGAACAATCAATATATTCAGGCGAGGATCAATGAGATCAATCGACCAGGGACAGCGGCTGGTGTGCCTGTTCCTACGTCGAAGGTGACGCCGCAGGCTTTAGATAGTCCTGGTGTAGCGGCTCAGCCTATGACTCCGGATATTCAGTACACGCGAACTGCTGATGGCGGAATTACTGTCACCCCCCCTCACGATGTTGCTGCTGAAGGGTTTTTCCATCCCGCTTCACTGTCTTGGTATATCCGCAATGGTTTGTTACCGGCGTTTGGTTCCAACGTTCCTGCTGGTCTCGAAGATCGCGCGTTTGAGCCAGGGACCATGACTTATCTCAAGCCCGGTGAGAAGAATTGGGCCAATCGTTTGTCTGATTGGGCGCATCCGTTCGGCGGTAAAGGTCGGACGTTCTTTGGTTACCAGTATTGAAGGGTGGTGAGGTTCTTGAGGTTTCGTCGTCGTCGCCGCTTTGGGCGGCGTAGGTTTGGAAGACGGCGCGGTCGGCGTGCGCGCCGGTTGCGTATCGGTTTCCGGATGTGAATTGTCTCGAACCCTATGTGACGTCGGAGGATGCCTATCCGTGTGGTAAGTGTCCTTCGTGTTTATCGTCCAGGCGCAGGCAATGGACGCATCGAATTATGCTGGAGGCTTCACAATGGCAGAACAACGCGTTTGCCACCCTTACTTACAGCGACGAAGAGCTTTGGCGATGCAGCGTTTCCTTGAGCGATTTTACGCTAGTGCCGGAGCATCTCCAGTTGTTTCTGAAGAAACTGCGTGGTCGGTGGAAGACGAAGCTGCGTTTTTACGCCGTTGGGGAGTACTCCCCGAAGATGAGGCCGCATTTCCATTTGGCGTTGTTCAATTTCCCAACGTGTTGCCACTACGGCCTAAGGCTCGGTGATTGCCCATGCGAACCATGCTCCGTTGTAAGAGAGAGTTGGGGTTTTGGACACATCATGCTGGGTTCTCTGGAGACCAAGTCTGCCTCCTATATTGCAGGGTATGTACTGAAGAAAATGAGTGGCCGGAAGCTCGTGTTGTTACCAAGTCAGCGACCGGAGTTCGCGAGGATGTCTTTGCGTCCTGGGATTGGTGCGGATGCGACGTGGGATGTTGCGTCGGTGCTGATGCAGTTACCGTCCAGGCGAGTGGCGGATGTGCCTCACCACTTGCGGCACGGGATCAGGAAGATGCCCCTTGGTCCGTATCTACGACGGTTGATAAGAAAAAGGATCGGAAGGGATGAGAAGTCGCCGGCGTTTGCGCTCGAGGCCAGCAAGGAGCGTCTGCGTGTTGTGTTCGACTATGCGAAGGCTAATGCGCCGGCGCAGGTTAGGCGTGACGTGGTTAAGGCGCTTATTGGTGAGTTCAACGATCAGCTAAATCGTAATATCGCTGCAAGGAGTATACGCCGTGAGAAGGTCTAAGTTTTCCCTCTCCCACTATAAGCTGCTGACCTGCAAAATGGGTCAGCTTGTGCCGGTTACGTGGTTCGAAGTTTTGCCCGGTGATACAGTTCAGCAAGCTACGTCTGCTCTGGTTAGGTGTGCCCCTGTATGTACGCCTGTCATGCATCCTATATCTGTGCGGTTTCATCATTGGTTTGTTCCTAATCGTATTATGTGGGCGAACTGGGAGAATTTTATAACGGGAGGTCCAACCGGTTTAGATGCTACTGCTCACCCCTATATCAACCTGGCTGCG